CCAAGGACTTTGGCAATAAACGTACTCAACTAGGTATTGCTTCAAATAAAAAACTACAAGACTTAAGACTAAAATATCATAGTACAAAAAGCAGTGAAGCGCGTAAAGCTATTGAGAAGGATATTGATAAAGAACTTATAGAGGCTACCAAACCTACAGAAGAATCTCTTATTGAATACTTCAACATTATATCCCAAAATGCTGGGCAGAATACTTGGCAGAAAGCTGCTATTACACAATGGGAATCTAAGTACGCACAGCATATTGTACCAGGAAGTACTTGGGCAAAGCCTGACTTTGTTGAAGGTGGAACACTAAGCTCTGGTGAGAAGAAGGCCGCAATTGCTTTCAGTGAGTATATTCAACGTAATATGTTCAAGAAGAGCGCAGTGGAACGTCGATGGGATAATGCCCTAATTAGTATGCAAGATACCCTAGTAGAAAAAGCCGTTAATGGTAATATAGGTGCGAGCGCATTACTAGGAATTGTTGACCGTGTGCCTTTCGCTAAAAGGCTAGAAGGTATGATGCGCTTTAGTGCTGCATTCCCTAAGCTCCTATCCTTTAATGTTCCCCATTTCTTTATCCAGTTGTCCCAGGCTATACCTACTATGGGTGCAGCGTTCTTTAACAACCCAAAGACTGCGCTCCGTGCTATGTACAAAATCCCCGGTGTAATGTCTATGCACGGGCACGTCATGTCTGGTAAGCGTATATCCAGAAAGATGATGAAGTCAGATACATATGCTACCTACCAAGCCTTAGCAAAAGGTGGTCTTATAGCTGACTTGAATACTACAGATATTATGTTCTCTATGGGAACTAGGGTAGATCATTCTGTTGGTAATATCGTATCCCGCACATTTAAGGGAGGCATAGATAAGACCTTAAAGTTTGCGGCTGCTCCGTTTAAAATGGGGGAAGGGGCTAACCGTATATCTGCATTTGTAGTTGTACGTGAACAGCTTATGCATGCTATCAAACAAGGTACTAAGAAAGATATACCAAAGTTTGACGGAAAACATTTAACAGTAGCAGATATTGATAGTCCCAAGTTCCTCAGTGCTGTAAACAATAAAGCTACCGTACTGGCCCTAGAGATGAGTAAAGCAGGAGAGCTTAGGCGTTTTTCCGGTGCAGGTTCCGTACTATTCCAATTTAAGCAAGTCCTTCCAAAGCAAATATCCATGTTTAACTCTACTGGATTGTCTGCTAGAGAAAAGGTAGGTGCTGCTCTAGCTCTTGTAGGGTTTTGGGGTGGAGTAGGTGTGCCCCTAGCTGCTGATGTGTTGGCAGGTTTGGACTGGGTTATGTACGATGAAGATGATCCTTCATCTTTAAATACTGTTTCAGATAAGATGGATGCATGGCTTACAGCCGTGTCTGAAAATGCGTCTGAATGGACAGATGGCTCTATTGATCCTACCACTTTAGCTACTTTCGCTAAAAGAGGTGGTATAGCTGCCCTTACGGATGATGAAGTTAATGTTGTTAGCCGTGTTGCTCTCGGTAGCTTTATTACAGACATGGTTGATATTCAGCACTGGACAGACTTCATTGTTTCTGTGGCAGTTATTGGAGACGCTTTTGAGGCTATAGATCGCATTGCTGGTGTTGATGCTGCTATCCTTAACCCTATTACTTGGGGTGAGATCATAGTAAATATGGATGCAGGTGCTTCATTCTCGGAAGCCCTTGCAGCCCAATATCCTTATGGCCCTCAGTCTGCGGTAGGTAAGGCTATACTTGGGGATACTACATTAGGTGCCGCGTCAGCAGAAGTGTTAAGGGAATCTGGTAAAGTATTCTCCCAGTTTGGGTCTATATCCCGAGTTCTTGATGCCAACCGTAGGGACTTGCTGAACCCTACTGTAGCTAGCAGAAACCCTTTTGGCCCTGAATACTATTCTACATCCTCTTCACGAGGAACTCCTGTAGAGCGTAATAATATACGAGATATAATGCTTCTTTTAGGCTTTACTCCAGGTAAATTAGTAGAAGTGTTTGCCTCCCAAGATGCTGAACGCAAACTTAAAAAAGCCTTCTCAACCTATACTAAGAATACGTTAGATAGGATACGCCTAATACAAAACTCTGAAGAAAAGCGCCCACATATTAAAATCATAAATGAGTATGGCCGTGTGACTAGGGAGTTTTCCTCTTACACTAAGGCTAGAGGGTTTGATATCCCCACCGTAAATAACCCTAAAGAAGCTGTTGTTAACATGATTAAGAAAGTATACCTTGATACTGCAAGTGGAGGGCAGACGAAATGAGTGATCGTCCTACAATTACTACCTTACCGTCAGGTGGGCGATATAACACGTCTACCTTAAATACCAACTTTACCGCACTTCGTAACTACTTTGATAACGTCATAGGCCGTGCTGGCACGGGCGGGTCTAATAATACTGCTACTAATGATTTGGATATGAATACCAACGATATCCGAAATGTTGGGGCCGTGTATGACACTAGCGGCAATGATATCTTAGCTAACTCCCAAGTAGGCTATGCTGAAGAATGGGCTATTAAAGCTGAAGATAATCTTGTTAGTGTAGCTGCTGGTGGTGATGGTGCTACTGAATATTCCGCATTACACTGGTCTGCTAAGGCAGAAGAATATAAAGACGCTGCTGCTACCTCGGCTACTAATGCTAGTAACGAAGCTAGTGCGGCTATGCCTAAATACACCTTCTCTACTACCACGTCTATGGCTGATCCAGGCGCAGGTATATTACGCTATAATAATGCTACAGTAGCTAGTGTTACGGCTATTGCTATCGATGATACTACTGCGGATACAGGGAATCCTGATATTGCTGCATGGATTACTGGGTGGGATGATAGTACAAGTACTATTAAAGGCCAGATTAGATTAGTCGAACCTGGAACCCCTGCTAACTACGCTGTATTTAATATCACAGGTCTTACAGATAATAGTGGTTGGGTTCAATTGGCAGTAACCCATGTTGATAGTAACGGCACCTTCAGCAATACAGATAGTATTAGAATAAGTTACCATAGAACAGGTGATAAAGGCGAGACAGGAACAACCGGCGACACTGGGCCGACAGGCAGTACCGGCGCCCCTGGTGCTGATGGCGAAGTTAGTGAAGCAACAGCCGTAGCGCTTGCCATAGCGCTCGGCTAATCAGGGGGAAGCATCCCCAAAGGAGATAAAACATGGCTAATACTTTTAAAGTAGCGACGAGGGCGTCTGTAGATCACAGCAGTGCAGATACTATCTACACCGTCCCAAGTTCAACAACGACGGTGATCCTTGGCATGACGATTTGCAATCGACACAGTGCGGCAACCGACATCGATGTCATTCTAGTTAGCGATACGGCTGGCGGCAATCCAAACACAAACGCCAACGTGTACCTGCTGAAAGACACAAGCATCCCAGCCGCCTCGACGTTAGAAGTTTTCGGGGGCCAAAAGATTGTCTTGCAAACAACTGACAGCATTACCGCGCAAGCGGCGGCGAATGATTATATCGATATTTCACTGTCGTTCATGGAGATCACGTGATGCCATTTTTAGGAAGTCAACCAGCGGAAGTTGCTCTGACCACGGGTGACTTGGGTAATAATATTGTCGATGGAACAAAGACAAAAGACGCCCTAATCGGCGACTACTCTGATGTCACGATCACGGCATCTGACTTGATTATGTATGGCGATGCCACCGACAGTAACAACACCAAGCGCGATACCGTCCAGGGTATTCTTGATCTGGCTGGCGGCGGCTGGTCGTATGTGTCAACGATGACGGCTGATGACTCTGCAGCCCTGGGCTTTGAAAACATGGTGAGTGGCTACGATTACAAATACATGGTCGATTATATGATTATGGCGGCTGATAATAAATACTTCGACATGCGTGTTGGTGTTGCTGGACCTACATACAGGACCTCAGGTTACGTTGGTGTGGTCCGAAATTCTGCCGGTTCGGTCTCTAGTTCAGCCACAGGTGAAATTCGGATTGTGGGAGCCTCCGCTGGAATCGGCAATGCGGCCAACGAGAATTTGTGGGGGGCTGAAGTCATATTAATGAATCCCGCTAGTGCCACATACAAGACAACCGTCATGGCCCGTGCCGGGTTTGGCGACAACGGCGGGACGCCCAAAACTAGTTATTCTGCTGGCAATTATACTACAGCGGAGGCAAACACCTGCGCCCAATTTTTTGCTCACGTTGGCAACATCACCTCTGGCACGATCCTTCAATATCGTAGGAGTAGGACTTAATCATGGCTAGACATTCAGTAGTTGTTGGCCCGGATAATATTGTGAGAACAGTAGCATTTACAGCAGAACAAGAAGCAGCAGCAGATGCGAGCGAGGAAGCTGCGGCAGTAGATTTAGCAGCTAATGGGTATAAAAATAGACGAGCGGCTGAGTATCCAAGTTTCGCTGACCAATTTGATTTGATCTACCATTCAGGCATTGATGCTTGGAAAGCCAAGATCAAGGAAACTAAAGATAAATACGCTAAACCGGAGTAAAAACACATGCCATACTTAGGAAAATCTCCAGCTAGAGGGCTGGTCGGCAGTGCAGACATCGATGACAACGCCATCACGCTTGCCAAGATGGCAGGTGGGATTGATGGAAATTTACTGACATATAATGCCAGCGGTGATCCCGATGTGGTGGCTGTTGGTACGAGTGGCCATTTTCTAAAGTCCCAAGGCGCTGGATCAGTGCCGGTTTTTGCAGCGGCTGGTGGTTTTACTCAAGGTACAGAGGTTAATACTAGCTCTGGTACATCACATTCTTTCACAAGTATCCCTGCTGGTACTAAGATGATTGTACTACAGCTTGTTGGTGTCGGCCTTGCTTCGGGAGCAGACTTGAGCGTACAGATCGGAGATTCTGGTGGCATCGAAACAAGTGGTTACTTAAGTCTTGGTGAGCGCGATGGTGTAACCCAAGAGCAATCGACAGCCAGCTTTAATATTCCCGGAAGTTCTGGCGATCTCTGGTATGGACATATGACGTTAACGCTGGAAGATGCGGCGGCTTTTACCTGGGTTGCTTCCTTGACAGGCGTCGTCCAGAACAATTCAGAGTTCATCATTGGTGGTGGGCGTAAGTCATTGTCTGCCGAACTTACGCAGATGCAGTTGAGTGGCGGCACGTTTAATGCTGGTGCCGCTAACGTGATATACATATAGGAGCCTAAGATGAAACAGTTTGTGGCGGTAGTCTCCAATGACTCAGGAAAGATCACAAAGTACCAAGACTTCGATCTTAAAGCAGCCGCTGATTCTCACGTTGCCAGTTTTGGCGGCAAGGTCGTCGAAGGTTTAGACAACAACCTTGTTTATTGGGATGTGTCAGGAGATTTACCTGTCAAGGATACGGATCAACTCGCTGCTGACGATACAGCGCGTGAGTGGTCGGCGTTACGTTCAGAGCGTAATAAACGCTTGTCCGACACAGACTTCCACGCGATGTCAGATGTGACCCTAGCAGATAATATGAAGTCCTATCGCCAGACACTTCGTGATCTGCCAGCCAACACGGCTGACCCTGCTAGTCCGAGTTGGCCGTCAAAACCGTAGGGGTTCGCTACTATGGCTGATGATCACGGTGAGCGGTTAGCAAGAATCGAAGAAGGCATCAAGAGCCTTGCCGATAACTTCGAGCGGCACACAGAAGAAGAAAAGCGGCTTGAAGCGGCGGTTGCCGAAATCCAGCTAGAGGTGGCGCTGATGCGTGGGGGTTATCGTATGTTCTTAAAACTCTGCGCCGCGCTTGGAATTATTGTGGGGCTATTTATAGCTTGGAAATCAATTTGAAGGCTTGGTAAAAAAATGGACCCTGCATCTCTGGCCTTAGCAATCGGGGCCGCAAAGAAAATTATCGACACTTGTGGTGACCTAAAGGAAGCCTATACAGGGATCGACGCCCTCTTGTCGCATGAAGAGGCAGCAGAAAATCACACTACTAAGAAACCCAAAACGCACCAGCAGAAAATCCTTCAACAACGCGCTCACGATTCGGGCGAAGCTGATTCGTTTTCGGAAATTGCTGACGAGGTGATGACCGCCAAGTCTAACGCTATCGCCCTTGAAAATTTGTTTAGGGAAATTGACCGCAAATATGGCATTGGTACGGTCGATGAAATCAAGAAGATTAGAACAGAGCGAAAGGCCAAGCGTAAAAAGCAAGCTGAAGAAATAGCGGCTGCGCGGAAGAAAGAGCATGAAGAGCGAATGGCTGCTCTCAAAAAGTGGTCAATCATCCTGGCGCAGCTTGTTGGTATAGCCACCGCTGCGGTAACGATTGGATATTTAGTTTGGGCAAATCGTTGCGTCGAGGCGGTGTGTAGATAGATGCCTGAAATTGAAATCCCTCAAGGTTGGTTGGCGTGGGCCGGGTTTATTGTCACCGTAACAGTCGGCCTCGCAATACGCGATTGGTCGTCTGACCTAATTGCATCAATCAAGTGGAAATTGACGCCCGGCTTTGAACCTATGGACACCTGTATCCTGGACGGCGACAAGGTGACAATCATCCACATAGGATTAAAAGAAACCATCTTTGAACGGCAAGGGAAGTATGGCCGCACATGGCAATACATACCGTCGTCCAAAATAAGCGGGCATGATCTCCGCAGAGTAGTCGGTGACGACAGAATGCTCGACCACAAAATTGTTGGTGAGTAGATAGTGGTAGATTACGATGTTAAATAAGATGCGTTGGTACAAACTGTTTAGACAAGGAGAGTAAAATGCCAAAAGTTGGTAATAAGAAATATAGTTACAGCAAAAGGGCATGGCGGCGGCGAAGAAAGCCAGCGCTAAGTCAGGCAAGCCAATGAGAACCGCGAAGCCGCGCAAGGGTAAGAAGTAATGGCAACGCCATCCAAAGGTAAAGCGCGTGTAAAAGTAACAAAAAGTGGCAAGCGTGTTTCTTATGGTCAAGCTGGTAACGCTAAAGGTGGTGGGCCACGTGTTCGTCCCGGCACCTCGAAAGGCAATGCTTATTGCGCCCGTAGCGCAGGACAAATGAAGAAACATCCATCCGCAGCTAAGAACCCAAATAGTCCGTTACGTTTATCGCGCAAGCGATGGAAGTGTAGCGGCAAGACATCAAAGAAATAGCTAAAGGTGACATAGGAGATTACGATGCTCACATTAATTTCATCTTTGCTGGGGTTTGGCACTAGCTTTTTACCTAAAGTCCTGGGGTTCTTTGAGGAAAAGCGTGATCAAGCCCATGAGCTTTCCATGATGGATAAGCAACTGGAGCAGCAGCTACAACTTGGCGCACAGAAGCTCCAGATGATGGATACCCAGGCCGACATAGATGAGACTAATGCACTACACAAAGAGCATACTAAGATCACGCTGAAGTCGAGCCAGTGGGTTGTTAACCTTTCGGCTACCGTGCGACCAGTGATGACCTACTTGCTGTTCATAGAGTTCATGGCACTGACATGGTGCCTAGCAATGGGCTGGATCGACAACGCAATGTACACGCTGGTGTGGTCAGAGCCGGTGATGGGTGTCTGGTCAGCCGTTGTATGTTTCTGGTACGGCCAAAGGACGTTTAATCGGAAATGACTCTGCATGACCAATTGATTGCAAAGAACACTTGGGACGGTCACATTAATGAGGCCGGTTTGGACATCATTAAATCATTTGAGGGATGGTCATCGTCTCCATATCTCTGCCCAGCACGACGCTGGACAATTGGTTGGGGATCAACATGGGATATTGACGGCAATGCTGTTACCGCTGATCACCCTGATATTGACGAGGCCGCAGGTACGGCTTTACTCCGACGAGAACTACGCCATGTTGAGGCGGCAATTGGAAAACTTATCACAGCGGAAATAAATGAGAATATGTTTTCGGCACTGGCGTCCTGGGCTTTCAACGTAGGTACCGGAGCTATGCAGAGATCAACACTACGAATGAAACTAAACCGGGGGCAGTATGAAGATGCAGCAGATGAGTTCCCGAAATGGCGTAGGGCTGGTGGTCGTGTACTTAAAGGTTTGGTACGCCGACGTGTAGCCGAAAAGTCTTTATTTAATAAATCTTTGCTGTGAAGAAGCGCCTACACTATACACCCTACGAGCAAAGTTAAATCTGGGTGACACAAGAGGGAATCTCGCTGAGTCCCTAAAATAGCGATAGGCCGGGGTAAAATATGCCCCGGCCCTATTCGTCGTAGATTAGAAGTTAGTAGGTTGTTAGATTCTTAACCTTACTGGTGCGGAGATTACGCCTCTTAATTACTGCATTTTGTGCAATGATTAACTCTTAAACCCCTACTTACGTTAACGACATTCCTTTATATAGTGGACCTAAGAAGCTGAACACGCTTATCTTCTGCTGACATTACGGAAGCCATTCTTTCATTACATTCCGCAGCAATCGCAAGTGTATCCACTTCTTTAATGCTGGATGTACGGAAATCAAGCCCGTAGCTATCCCCCATAAGCACATAGTGGTCAACTTCATGCTGCTCTACCTCATCATTTGTAATGAACACCCTTAGACGCCTATGCGCTAGTGGCTTAATACTAACACACAAAGTTTTAATAAAACCATCTACATCTTCTGAATTAGAGAACTGTTTGATAGCTCCGAATTTACGCTCTGGGTCACACAGTCCGTTCTTATACACATATATCTTCATCTGCGTACTCCTTATTAATACAGGCGTCTACTTCTGCTAAGTAATCACTAACCCATCTTACGCAATTAACGCATTCATCAAGGCTTGTCCATTCAGGGTAAGTCTTTTTTAGTATACTTTTTAATACATCTGGATCAAGGAATTGGTGGTCTGTCACCAAGGTTCCATCCTTGCAGATTGAGAGGGAGAGGGAGGCCACTACAGCCTCTCCTTTTTTATTATACCCCACATGAACCTCCTCTCCCTGTGATGTCACAAATATCTGAGGCTTCTATATGCTCCTCAAATTCCTCACCAAGTTTGTCTACTGCATCAGAGTAATCAACCCTAACAAGAGGTTGACCCCCACGACTACCATCAGGATAACAAGTGAAGCCCCGTAATCTGTGTGCGTAGTTTGCAAGTGTAGAAGTAAACTCCTCAACAGAATCATCGTTATTACCTTCCGTACCCCATCTTGGTAAGTTGATAGTTGAGCTAATGCTCATATCTACATAGTCCTGGACATCAGCTTGTAAGGATATTCTCCGCTCCGGGTCTAAAGCAAGATTAAGAGCAGAATCAAGTCTATCAGGATCAATCCCATACTCATTATTCATCTCCTGGGCTACACTGTCAACAACAAATTGGTAGTGCCAACGTGAACCCTTTAAATATCTTCGTTTATAAGCTGCAGCAAACAGAGGTTCAATCCCCGTAGTAGTTCCTGCGAGGATACCAATGCTTCCTGTTGGTGCAATGGCTCTGTTGGCAACAGGTTTGCTAACATTGAGTGCATCTGCAAAACGTGTTGCTGCATCATCTGATACACTTCGGTAGATGGACAACCATCTGTGAAGTTCTGGGGTGACTTCATATTTTTCTCCTTTCTTAATTAGCCATTCATGTAAACCCATAATACCTAAGCCCAAACGTCTATTCTTCCCTCTAACTTCGTCAACTTTAGGGTAAGGTAGCTTTGCAACGATAGTTCCGCATAGTAGAAACAGTGTTCCGAGGGATACGATCTCTTTGTATTCTGCAAGTGAATCAATTCTCCCCATGTTGATTGATCCGAGATTGCAGACATCTGAGTCATCTTCGGAGGTAACTTCTGTACAGGCGTTACGTAGCGTTTCGTTTTCTTTGTCCCAGAAGTTAAACGAGAACCCTGGTTCCCCTGTTGATAACGCTTGTCTGACATTCTGCTTAAAGACTTCACCAACATTACCTGTACTCCAGTAACCCTCTAACCACTCTGTGTCATAGTTTACGGATATATTGGTCATATCCATTGGTGCTTTATAATTAAAGTCAGCTTCTTTTAGATCACCAATAGTTTTATCTGTGCCTGATACCGGCATAGTATGCCAGTCCTTCATACGCATGAAGGCTTCTACATCGTTATGCTTCCAGTTAAGGCTTGCGTAAATAGCTGACCTACGTGAACCTCCTTGCATAATACAACGTCCAAGTTCATTGATCATTTGCATCTTAGCAAGAGGACCGGAAGCAACACCACCAGTACCATGAAGGATACTACCTCTAGGTCGATATATGGAGTAATCAACGCCAATACCACCACCGCTGCTAAGGGACAACTCTGATTTCCAACTAAGATTAGCCCAATCCTCTCGTGAATCCTCTTCGGCCTTAAGAAGGAAACAGTTGTTGAAGAACTTGTTTTTACGCCCTGCATAGTATAGATATCTTCCTCCTGGTATAAACTTTAAATCTGCCATATACCTGATTAGGGCGTCCCTCTCGTATGCAAATCGGGCCGGTACAACATCATGTACTAATGTCTCACATAGTTCGGTCCAAGTCTCTGCTCTCTCATGTTGATACTTCTGTTTAAAGATATCCTCACTGAATTTAGATCGAAACATTGGGTTAGCATTACTCTTCCAAGTCATATACATTCCTCTAAAGTGGTCGTTTTTGTGATTTTAGCCCTTACTGAGCGCGGGTTACAGAGGTATAACGCATACTCTTAGGTACTAGGAGTACCAACAGTATGCGTCTTTACCCATCTATTAACAGCAGCCCGTAGTTTATTCGCAGCCTTCTGCCATCCGTGATACTTTTGATCTTTTACTAGATAATCCATACGCTTCTGCAAGAAGGCTTTGGAGCCACCAATATTGGATTTTGTATCCTGTAACTTATTTACTGCCCAAATAACCAGTTCATTCATTCTAAACCGATTTTGACCTGACTGTGTTGAATAGTAGTCTAGGTAACTTACTTCCTTTGCCACATCTTTCTCCATAGCCAGTTATGTAAATATCCAATGCTCTTAGAGAACCAGCGTACTGGCCTACTCCTCCAAAAGAGCTTCCTGCCAAGACTTGACATCTGCTTTCAACCTCTCAAGATAAATAGCTGCATCCAACTGTTCTTCAATAGCATGGTCAATCCATTCAAGGGTAGTCACATCCTCCCTTTCCATAGTACATCCATACTTCTTAATACCCTCCTTGCTTCGGGTATGCATTCTATTCATTACTGTAGCCACAATAGGATCGTCCTCTAGCATAACTACGGTAGGCTTAATATTATCAGCTTCATCCATAAGCTCTCTCCATTTATTGTAATCCATTACCAAATCCCTGATATGTTTAAGCCAAATACGAAGATTATAGCATATACGGCAATACAATACACCCATTGCTCATCCAACTGAATTCACCGTGAGGTGTTTACGGATATCTTTGGGGTACTCAGTGTTACGAGTACGATGCCAGCCTCCGCAAGACTTGCAAGCATACTGCTGGTACTTACCTGTATTAGTGTAGGAGAAGCCCCGACGTTCTTGGAAAGAACTATCCGCACCACATTTGGGGCAGCTAATTTCCTCTGGTTCATTGTACACACCGACATTAGGATGGTTATCAATATAAGGGCGTATATTCAAGTATACCTGCTCTGTAACACTTACGTCAAGCATATTATACTTTTTCATTTCAGCCCATGCTTCCTTATTGTCTCGCAAGCATTCAAGCCATAGTTCAAAGCCAGGAAATTTCTTGTGGTCCCCTTTAGCTTCAACCCCAAGGATATTAGCAAGGTATTCAAGACTATTCTTGTCGAAGCCAAAAGCTCTACGTGCCGCCTTATAGGTGTCAATCTCCTTGTAGGGTGAAGGTAAGTTAATTCCGTTGACAAGACACCGACCACGTATTTTAGGCATATCGAAGCCAGATACATTATGGCCTACTACCATGTTGGCTTTATCAAGTAGAGGTACTAACTTAGCCAGTGCCTCTGCCTCAGTCTGCTTACTAGTATCTTCATAGAAAAACTTCTTCTCCCCAAGCCACTTAGCTGACCAGGATAAGATAGTACAATCCTCTAATACTTGCTTAGGTTGGATGAACTCTTTAAAGAAACCCCACACATACGCCACGTTAGGCGCTGTCTCAATATCCAGGATAAGTATCTTAGCCATTATGCATTACCTTCTGTTGTAACATTTAGTAACTCTTTATCACCTTCAAAGTCCTCAAGTTTATCAATTCCATGCCTATCTAAGAAGTCATCGAAGACTTTAGCACAGGTTATAGCAACCTCCACCATAGGGCAGTCATATTCTGCCGATACTTCACAGTGAAACACACCATCAACTTCCCTGAATATTAGTGCTGCTATGTTCTTTTCTTCCTCCAAAGTACACCTCCAAAAAATGCTCCGCGTCTATTACTACAAGGGGTTTCTTATTGTTCATCTTCAAGAATACTAGCGGCTGTAAGTCCTTCACATGATCCTCCGCTTGGGTCATAATCGAATAAATCCCTTTGAACTTCTCTTGATTCTTGCATTCGATGGAGTACGGGAACTTGTCCCGTACCACCGATGTCAGTTGAACGTCTGCCCCACTTTCGCCCATAATTGCCGTACGAATCAAGTCCGTATCTTTCGGCAACCCAAGCATCGTGGTTAATTGTGTTTTTACCCAATCTTGTAGCCTCCTTCCTTTGGCCTTAGCTGATGATGTTCTCATTCATTTCGGCTCCCCAAAATACCAGCGGAACGTAGACCCACGGGGGTTTTTACGGAAGACAATCTCATCTTTCCAGCAAGCAGTTTCTTTAAACTTACAGTACCGGCACGTAACACTAAGTGTCTTGTTGCCTGTAGGCTTCTTACGTACCAACTCAGGAATAGGACTAAAGCATCGTGTGAACTCATCATCATTATTAAGGGCATCAGCATTTTTACGTGCATCGTTTAACGCTACACGTTCATAAGCGCCCCCTTCAGCAGGAGCCTCAGTTACGCAGTAGTTGCCTGTCTCCTTGTTGAAAGCAATCCAACCACCAAAGGACATACCCTTAGCAGCAGCATACAGATATCCTTGAGACACATACCCGAAAGGATCATCAGCTACAATTTTCTGAAACCCATCAGGCTTATTAAACTTAAAGTCGAAGGCATACTTAGATGTAGATTTAATGTCATATACCTTGCCGTCAATGATAACATCCAGGGTACCCTTAATTTTTGTGCTACCAAGCTGGTACTCTACCTTCTCCTGGAAACTCTGCACATTGACACCAGATGCCTCAAGCACTGCCATCATAAGAGCTTCTACCATATCCCCGTAAGCCAGCTTGAGCTTAAGCGAAGGTACAGGAATCTCAGCATCGGCACCTGCCTTAGCTAACTGTTGCTGGCACAAAGGCTTACCGATACCTGACATACGGATAGAGAAATCATGCTTATCGTTATTGAATTGCTTACGTAGTGCATCTTTACACCTATCTCCAAAGCGCTCAACTGTCGCTTCATCGATAGTAGTCTCACCATCCAAAGCCTTAGCTAGGAAAGTGTCGATAGTTTCTTTAATACCCATTATAACTCCTTAAAAGTAAGGGGGAGACACTACGCCTCCCCCTATAGGTGGTACTGTTAGTTAGAAAGGAATGTCGTCACTTTCAAACTCATCATCCAATACAACTGCTTCGATTTCTGTAGTGTCTGCGATTTGTGCAGTCTTCATGCCATTTGCCTTGTTCCAGGCATCCATGACTTCTTTGTTTTGAGAGTCAATCCACTCCCTGATAGCGATGGCTGTTGCCATAACTTCACTATCTTTATGAGCCATAGACTTCTTCCCGCGCTTAGGCTTAGGAATCCAGAAGTCAGTACTCGCATGTTCTCCTTCTTCGATGTCCCACTCAGTATTATAATTAATAACAGGATCATCGGTGCTATAGGAGTCCAAGTAGTCACACAAGGGCATAAATGATTGCCCGCGTAGACGAGAGATGAAAGGTATGTTAACTGCCTCCGCGTCATTACCGTGCATGTCCTTACCTTTAAGGGTAGCAATACCCCAAAACACACGGTAGAACTTCTTCTGTGCTTGAGCAGCTTGTTCACTTTCACTCAGTTTATCAAGGTCACGGTTAAAGACCTTGCCGCAACGAAAGCCCCCAGATGTATCCTCTGGATTCTTATCCCATCCCACAGTGAAGAAGATGGTTTCGGACTTATACTCTTCTTTTGTTTCATCCCACTCACGGACTTGGTAGCCAGCAGCAAGGATACGTGTGGCTAGATCAGTACCATATACATCTTCCTTACCATTATTAATAGTCCACAAACCCTTAGTTAATTTAATCTTCTCTTGGGTTTCCTTGTCCACATGCTGCTTGCGATAGTTAATACGCAATGTAGGCAATATAGTCCTTGATTCAGTCACCAACCCCATAGCACGGGCAAAGTCAGCAGCATTCGTAGCGTCCAAGGTAGCAGGTAAGTTACTCATATACATCTCCTATTTCTTTGGTTATCTTACTTACACTGTCTCTGATGAGCCAGTATTACTATTATACACATACCTGGCCCATATGTCAAGAGTTTAAATCATACTTTCTCCTTTTACTGTTACACTGTTGCATGTTTATCACACCTCCAATACTGTATCCATTTCCAACCAGTTCTTGCCGTTCTTGATTTCAATAGCTAATGGTACAGTGAAGTTGTAGTCGAATCTTTCTTTAAGTTCCCCCACAACCCCAAGCATAGCATCCCGTGTTAGTGCTGCTATTAACTCCTCCTCTCCTGGATAGGTGTCAATCACAATACTGTCGTGAACTTCATTAATTATACATGATTCCGTATTGCTGTCAAGCATTGATTTATGTAAAAGTATAGTGGCTAACGGGACCATATCCCCCGTAGCAAATCCCTGTACTGGATAGTTTTTGATCTTAGTAGAACCATTAATGTAGCCAAACCTATTCGTAGTAGCCCACGGGAACTTAAACCTCCTATCTGATGGTAGTGATAATGTCTTATGCACGGATGCTGTATTTAATATTTTATTATGCCATGCACTAATCCCCCGGTACCTCTTGGAAAACTCCTTGTAGTAAGCCTGTTCAGCCTTAGTACCTGTAGTACCTCCATATAGTGGTTTGAATGTATGCGTTTTTGCATCTTGTCTGCTAGTTACTTGCCCTGCTTCCGTAAGAATGTCAGAAGTCCTTTGATGCACATCTACACCATTTACAATATCTTCTAATGCCTTGTCGTCTTTAGATAAAGCAGCAGCAACACGGAACTCTAGTTGTGCATAGTCGGCCTCAGTTAGCGTCCCCTCTTCCCATCGACTAATAACGACCTTGCGAATTGGAAATGTCCCTCCTCGTGGTTGATTGTGGAAATTCGGAGAACGGCTTGATAACCTTCCTGTTGCAGTAATGCATTGCATAAACTGAGTATGTAAGATTCCATCTCCTCTGACATTTTCTCTGATCCCTTTGATAAAAGAGGTAAGGTAGTGGGTGACGGCGTTAAATCGTACCATACTTGTGAGGAATTCTTTGGCATCTCCTTTAGCCCTTTTTGCTAGTTGTTCTAGTCTCACCTTATTACACTTATACCCATGTACTGCTAGATGTTCAGTAGAGGATGGTAACTGCTTAAACCCAGCTATTTCATTATAATTCACTTTATAATCTATACCTGCCCCACTGCATACTGGGCACTTAGGCGGGTTCTTATACAGATTTCCTGCTTTTGTGTAACGCTTTAGTTTGCCTGTACCACCACAGTTAGCACACTTACGGGCCTCAGTCTTATATATTATATGGGATAGTCTGGTTATGGCTGCACCTAATTGCTTCTTACCCATATGCACAGGTCGCTTTGCTCTGCGTGTCCCATTTACCTCCTCAGTACCCAGGTTGAAGGTCTTAGCCCATAGCTTCTTAGTATTGGGTCTACGTGAGAATATGAGCATACTCAGATCATCATTAGATGTCAGCTTAAAGGGAGTGTCTCCTAACGCTTCACGGGCCATTACTTCTAGGCGGGTAGTTAACACACTTAGCTCTTCTTTGTACTCCTTTTCAAGCCTGTCTAGTTCAGTTATGTCAATTCTGATACCGGCACGTTCCATATCAATTAGAACCCGGCACATCTCGTTCATAAGTTTAAGTGGTTTTTGCATAATAAGTACCTATCCATTCCCTTACTTCATCCTCTCCATTACTGGACATATAAGTCTTGTTAATTTAGATATAGTGACGTATATGTCTGTTTATTATGAAACAGCCATTAGGAGGAGAATCTAACAATTGAACGTATTCTAAACACTTTTCCTCAAGCATTCATTACCTCCTGTTGCTTATGGTATAATTCCCATGTAATTTCTACATCGTTACGACCATACTCCTCTACAACGGACCAAGGCATATCTTCAAACCCAATTCCATCATTAAAGTAAGACTTGGCAGCATCAAGTTTAGTACCTATGCCATGACGTTTACAACATGCAGATAGATTAAGACGGACAGGCATACCCCCTGCATCAAGGTACTCGTATATCATAGTATCGTATACTTCACCAGTGTACGTAAAACTACACTCAAGTAACCATGATAGATCAAACTTAATATTATGACCTACAAGTAATGTGGTTTTATCTAACATGGATTGTACACTTTCCTTACCGTTAGGTGTAGTAGATTTTCCATTATGATTGAGGCATACGTACTCGGTAGACGCTTCCTCACACTTCCAGCCTACACTAACTATTTTGTTATTAGGGCTGTAAGGAGAAGGGTCACCCATAAATACTGTTGTTTCAATATCAACTGCTGTTATCATCTCCACTACTCCATTGATTAGTACTCCTATCAAACTCAACGGGTATGGTAGATTGCCATCCGTTGATCTTATTCTTACTTATAGTGAGTCCTCGTGTGACTACCCTTGGTAATGAATCACCTGGATTAAGTACGATATTTTTACCTCCAATCCCGATGATTATATCAGCTTCACCTGCCTTGCCTGTCTTACTGTTTTCCATACAGTTATAGTCTACAGTAAAGCTATCGTCTGCATCAGCGGATGCCTGGGATACATTAATAACCAAACAATCACAAGTTTTAGCAAGCATACGTGTGCGTTCATATAACGCTTTGAGCCTATCGGCTGTGTTATTGAACTTACCTGCCATACTTAGTTTATCTACTTGATCTAATACAACGACATCAGGCTTAGATTTCTTGGCACGAGCTATGATGGTGTCGATATCCATTTCGCCTATCTGACGTACCTTAAGATTAGGATATGCTGCTACCCATTCAGGATTATCT